GTTTGTGGACCCCCTAGGTGACGAGGAGGCGCAGGTAGCCGGAATCGAACCGAACTAACAAACTCTGCGAGTACCACACTTTCGCAAGCATGGCGGGAACCATCCCTTTATTTATATTGCGCTATCGCGGACGTCCACTGAAGTTCATCCACTTGGTGGCTTCTTCTCTTACGCACTCTACATTCTATCTCAGCTCGCGGGGAGGGTAGACAATATATCCTCGTTCCCAGAGTGTTCATTTACCATACGCCTTTCAAGGGCCAGTTTTCACTGGTCCGGGGATCGGCGCACGCAGGTCGATTGTCCTTTTCGTACTTCATTGATAGAACGCCAAGCGCGGATATTGCAAGCCGGCTCTTATGTTTGAACTTTGTGAACTGAATCCTTGGCAGGACCCACTTTTTCTGCTTGAGCAGCCACGAACCTCGTCTTGGGCACGAAGTCTGGTCTTAAGAACTCTGGCAGGCCAATTGCATTCTCTTTATTTTTCTTTTCCTTCACAATGTGGACTGCGTCCATCACTTTCTTGGCCCTAGCATAGTATTGCTCTAGGTACGCACCAAATTTCCCGTGGCTAAATTTAATATCAACTCGATCCATTAGTTGATAAGTCTCAGGTTCTCTGATGTCATCCCATCCTTGTAGAGTTTGGAATACAGTGCTTAGGTGTTGAGCTATCCGTTGCTTATCCTGCTTGACATGCATGGGTCTTATTTTTAGCAGTGGGTTCAGCTCCTCATCGCCTTCGAAAATGGTGCGCATCCTATATAGTGCAGGGTTATTTACGCCCCACCTCAATACCCTTCTCCAACCACTGTCTAGTACATTGACCACCCTTCTCTTTATTTTCCCTCCACTGTAGCTGGCTACGTTTGCACGCCGGTTCGCCTGATTGAAATAGCGACCTACAGCTCTTTTCTTCACGCCCTGGAACGGCTTTACACATTCACACAACCGGTCAATAAAACCGGCGGCCAAGCGCCTTTTGTAACTGTGCGGATTTTCATTTCGTTCTTTGGGCGGAGGGAAAATGGTCTTGGCTCTCACGACCGGAATACGAACTACTCCGGACTTTCCTATTCTTCTTGTTGACCTGAAGAACGTGGAATTAAGAGACCAATACCTGGGATGAACGAGTGTCTTACCACGGGATAGAACAAGTCCCGCTTCAGATACGACTTTGAACCACCTCTCTTCCTCCCCCTCCGGACATTGGAACACGATGTCGTCACCGTTAATCTTGACAACGGTGCGGAGCATTTGCTTTGCTTTATCGGGCCACGCCAAATATATCGTGGATGCGTTGATTATGCAAAGGAGTGGGAATGAAAGATAGTTACCCATCATTTGACCAGACGACTGAGTCGCCACAATCTTTACCTCCTTTTTATCCTTACCCTCATATTCGAAAAATACCTCCCCCGTCATTGAACGGCGGGCGACTTCCCAAATTTCATCAGGCACATAAGAAGATGATCGTTGTAGCTGGCTCAGAGTATGTTCGGAGTGACCACTGTTGAAGTTGTCGGTCGCACTTTCATAATCCCCGGAAACAAACGTAAAACCTTTCTTGTAGGTAAGCCCGCTATATGAGCCGGACTCGTTTTTCTTGACAAATTTCTCAGGTAGTGCGTCCCCAACTAGAAGCCACGGACATTTTCGAGACATATGATCATAGATCGTTAGGTGGAGAGGGAGTAGTTGACATTGTAATGCTGTCGCCACGGTTACCAGGCGAAACTTACCACTGTCGACCAGGATCTTTATCTCCCTCATTGGGTCAAGTTCTTTTGTTCGGCCATTAATAACGGCATCAAAGAAGTACTCTTGTTCATAGAATGCTCCCTTAACGCCAGCCGCTTCAGCCCTT